CTAGTAAGTCCTAAGCTTCACAGGCTGTTGCTTAGGTGGTTTCTTGATAACTTTAGCTTTAGGTTTAGGGTTAGGATACCCTTTTCGTTTAGGCACGGTGATCTCTTATTTCACCCTTACGGCTATCATAAGGAAACCTTGTGGACAGCTTATAAACACCTTTGTTCTTCAGTGATGCTGGTGTAGTAGGACTAGGTGTAGGGTTAGGCTTCCCAAGGCTCGTATTGAACCCCGAATTTCCAACGTCCCCTGATATCTTTTTTGCTTTCATTCTTCTTGTTCTCCTTAATTGATGTCTCTGGTACGAGACTATGAATTGGTGGATATACATCTTGCCATACTCCACAAGTGTATTGTTTCCTAGGTTTACTGACAGGTAAACTTATCATATGTTGAAGTATCCCGTCAGTCTTATTTACAAACACATTCCTCACACTTACATCCTTCTTTAGTACACTTAGTAAACATATTACATTATTCTCCTTTTAAAAGGGGTACAACCAAGAACAATATTCTGTGGTACAGGGTTTCCTTCTTGTTCAGCATCTTTATAAATAGCTTGGAATCTTTCCAGACACTTCTGTTCACTATGGAAAGTTTCAGCAATCTTTACATCAACTACAGATACGGGATCACCTCCTAGGTAGACTACTATTAATAACCATATCATAATTATCTCACTTGGTTCCAAACCATCAGTTCAGACTCTTGTCCTTTCGTTTGATTCATAAAGTTATTAACTCCATCTAAAAAATCTTCTTGTTGTCTATCTACATAGGCTTGATTCTCATCAGCAGCCATTTGTTCCCACCAATACTTGACACCCATAGCTAGTACATCTATTCTATCATCATACTGTAAGCTACCACGGTCTCTAGTAAGTCTAGTCATCTGATAAAACAGTTGTCTTCTAGGTTCTTCTTTGGAATCCTCGTAGTCTCTATCTACTTCAGCCCTATCAAATATTAACCTATGTTGATTCATTACAGGCTCTAGAGAATCTATAATTCTAGCTTCCTTCTGTATACTATGCTTAACTTCTTCTACATTACAGCGGTGATAGTTAAATAATACAGGTTTGAATATCTCAGTATACATACCATCACCAAAGTTAGCTTCTATTTCAATTGTATTTACTTTGTGTTTCTGAGCAATCTTAGCCAATGTAGTAAGAGTAAACTTGTCATATCCTCCTTTTAGACCACCTATTTCAAGTACAAAGATCTTACCATTGAGTATCTTGGTCACACAGTAGCCAGTTTCATCAGCTCCTCTACCTGAGGGATCTATATGCATAGCAGATCCTGTGTAGGTGAAGTAATCCTCAGATACCTTCATAACTTTATAGAAATAGTCACCAGTTAGACCTACAGCTGGTATATCTAGTAGATCATCCTTACCATATAAGATTTGTCCAGGACCACTCTCTGTACTTAAAGGTATTACAATGAGATCAGCAAGCTTTAATGGGTATCTTTGATCATCTTCACCAGAAGTATCCAGCATAAACTGCAGAGCAAACCCAGACTTACCGTAAGAAGCTTCTCTTTCTGTAAGATCTAGGTCATCAAACCGTTCAGGGTCCGTAGGCTCCCCTACAGTGAGACTTAATTTATCTATATATGGAGCCAGCTTAGTACCATAGAACGTCTTTAAACGACTCTCAGGCATCCTAGCGGGCCATATACGACATTCATAGCCTCTGCTCTGCAAATTACTGTATAAACTTTCTTCTACTTGAGGTGTTCCAAGGTAAACTATACGTCCAACCTTGGGCATTACTACAGCATCAAATTCTTTAACAACTTCCCCTAGTTTATCTCTCATGACTTGAGTCAGGGCATTAGATAAGACCTCAACATCATCAGCAATAATAACATGAGCACGAGATCCAACTATCTGACCAGTGATACCAACAGACTTAACACTAGGAGCATGGGAAGCACGACTAGGGGCGACATCAAAAGCAACATTAGAATTTCGTTGATCCTCTCTCGCCCTGAGATGTTGGAGGACAGGCATTTCTTGAATGATTCTTTTAGTAAACGTAGAAAAGTCATCGGACCTCTGTTTAGAAGCTGAGATTACAAGGAACTTTAACTGTGGATCACATAATAGCTTCCATACGACAAAAGCAGAAGTAATCCAAGACTTACCAACACCTCTAAAGGCTTGGATAATAAGTCTCTTAGGCCCTCCTTGGAGATACTCAGCGATGTCGTATTGTATAGGAGTAGGAGGAGGTAAAGCAAGGTGCTTCCAAGCAATAAAGAGAAAATTACGGAAATCACTCTTAATTAATTGGAGATGAGTCTTGTTTGTTTCTAGGTGTTTCATCGAAAGGTAATTCCTCTACTAGTGATTTTATATCCTCGTTATTAGTACCGAAGCACTCAATATTGTTATCTCTGAGGAACTGCCTGACAACATTAAGGTGAGCTGGAGTAGCCTCACCCGATTGTAAAGTCTCTGCCAAAGTCCTTGCAAGTAACCCATGAAGGTCTCCTAAATCGTTAACTGTTCCATTAGACATGTTAAGTACCTGGATTATAAGATGGAATAGTGGATATTGCATTTCCTCTATTTTTGTTTACTTTATCAGAACGTACTCTTCTTTTAATAGATAACCTAGAAGAACCACTAACAATTGTTTTACGTGAAACAGGAGCTAATAAAGGTAATGCAGCTTTTTTAGATTTAGCTTTTATAACTCTAACTTTTTTTAATACAGGATTTTTAGATTTAGTCTTCTTAAGACTTTTTTTCATTACAGACCTCTTTATAAATATCGTTGTTTTTACTTATTACAGCTAGATCTTTAGAGACACCTTCAGGTGGATTACTTTCAAGTAACCACTTCTTAGTATCATCATTTAGTTTAACTTCATTATACCACAAACATTCTTTAGAATAGTAATCATCAGCATTGTATAGCCCTATGGCAAAGTTTGCTACAGAAGGAAGCATTTCTACAACAACACTACATCCCATCAAGAACATCAGGCATACCAACACGGTCCCTAACCTTAGCTTTAGCTTCATCAATCTCTTTCTCCACTTCTACTTTAGCAGCCATCCCTTTAGGATGATTAATGTTGTTAAAGATATTCCCTGCTAACCAGTTAAATATAGGCCAAACTGTTCCTAACATTGGAACCTTCTGTACCCACCTGTCAGGCAAAGCTCCTGTGATAGCCGTAAAGAAAATTACAACCTCTCCTGCTATTTGAAACCATGCTTGATTCATAAACATTTCCATTAGTAATTCCTTTCCATTTCTATGATTTGACTTCTATTATTCTTTTGATCTTTGTCAAGCTTTACTACAGTTCTCTTACAAACAGGACAATAGTAGTCCTTGTACCATTCGTAATTTGTTAAACCTTGAGTTAGCTGTTGCATCTCTTCTGAACACTTCTCACATTTTATTGGCACACATACGCACCAAATGTAATCCCTAGCAGTACCATACCTACCATCCACTTATAGCAACACTTATTCACCATATCCATCTGATAATCTCCTTATGTCAGTTATTAAAGAACAAGGAATCATTCCTGTCCCTTTGTAAGTTTTATCATCAGCTTTATTGTAAGCAATGATAACGTAATCATCTATAACTTTTAAAAAGAAACCTATAGTGTCATACAAGATTTCTTTTACTTCTAGTGTTTTTAATGTAACTTCATCCGAATAATCTACAGCGTCTCTCCAAGTAACTATAACTGGTGTATTAGGTTCATACGTTTTAATTAATAAGATCAACTGTGACTGTTTCATTTTCCTGTTATTCCAAGCCAAGCTGCAGCAGCACCTAATGCAGTAGCTACAACAGTACCCATACCTTGTACTGTTTTTATTTTGGTTTCTATCTGGTCAACCCTAGAATGGACTCTACGGATAGTACCCTCGTTTCCTTCTATTTCTTTATTGTAATGGTCAAGAAGTTCGTTAATACGCTGGTGTCTAACAGCCTCTAAATCTTCATGAGCCTTAAACTTATCTGTTATGTGCTCTTTAAGATTAGTTATTTCGTTGTCCATTTATGTCCTTATGTTATTCAGGTTTAGGGTAGTCAGACTTAACCTTTAAGATTGCATC